AACGGAATGCCTTGGGGGGTGTTCTGGCCGTCCGTAGGACTCGTCGGAGCGCCCCACAAACCGCCTTCCAGTACGTCCAGCGCGTTAAGCTGCTCCGTCACGCGCCTCGCGCCCATCAGGTCGAGGATCTCGCCTTCATCCGTGGCCATCAGAAGTTCCTGGTGGAACCATGAGTAGTTGTACGTGAAGTGAACCCACTGGCTGTAGCCCTGGGCCGTCACGTTGTTCGTGGAGGTGGTATCCGGGTCCGTCCAGTTCGCGTGTTTCGCGCTCGCTCCGCGCTTGTAGACGACGGGCCACGTAAGCCGGCTGCCGCCCTTTTCTTTCACTCGACCCGAGGCGAACCAGTCCGCCACGGTGTAATCCCGGTACTGTTGGCACAGTACGGAGAAGTCCTTTTTGATGACCTTCGGGTACACTGCTCGAACGAAGTCAAGCATTTCCTCGTTGGTCAATTGGGGATATGTAACGGCCATCAGTCTTGTCCTTTCGGTTTACGTTGGTTTTTGCGTCGCGGCGGTGACGGCACGGAAGTCGAACGGTGTTCTTACCCCGTGGTCTTCCATGACATCTCGAACCGCCCGAAGCTCCTCTTCTCTCGTCGATGGCGCCGTAGGCGTCAAGGGCTCACGACCAGAAGGGGGAGTTGTCTGCTGCGACGCTTGGTCTTTCATTTGGCCGGCGACCTTACTGACCGCCAACTTGTCCAACTCGGGGGCTGCGGCCATGTTCATAGTCAGGCTGCAAAGCTCCGCCATTGGAAACGGTTTGCCATACTCGGCCCGGTATCCTCTTTGGAGAAGCTGACCGATGCTCGCCATTTTCGAGGCTACCTGCGGCTGCTTCAAGAGTTCCTGGTGTTCCTGGGGCAGAGCGGAATGCCACGCGCCGTAAGCCTGCTTGTCAGCGGACCTCTGCGCCGCAACCTCTCTACCTTGGATGGAATCCCGGAACCTGCTGAGTTCCGCCACCTGGGCTTGAAGGGCCTCGTTAGCCTGATCGTGAGCGTGCGCCACCGCCACCGCCTCTTCATCGTAGCCGAGACTCTCGAAGACCTTGGCAAGACCGCTGTGTGCAACGGGCGGCGCGGCCGGTTCTTCGGGGGGCGCTGGCTGCTGCTCTGTCTGAGGCTCTGGCGGCTCACCTTCAACAACCGGTTCAGCCGCCTGGGCCAGCAACCTCCGCGCAAATGAACGCGCATATACCTCGACAACCTCCGGGGCCTTGTCGCCAAAACCCTCAAGATCGGCTTCGGTCAGGCCGTAGGTTGCCGCACGTTCGACAAGCTCGGGGGACACTGCGTCCACACTGCTATCCGTCTCTGGCGCCGCTGCTTCTCCTTCACCGGGCTGGGACTCGCCATCATCAGTGGTAGCCGGAATCGTTTCGTCGGCTTCCGGTGGCGTTGCGTCAGTCTGCGGTTCGGGGACAACGACTTCAGTCGTTTCTTCGGTGCTGGTATCCGGCGTTCCGTCACTCATCTCACTCATCTCTGGTTCCCTTAGTAGAAAGCATTGAAATCAACCATCGGCCTGCCGTGAACGTCTCTGTTGGCTCTCATGCAAGCATCGCGCTCCGACTTGGAATGCGTTATTACCTGTCCAGTATTCTTGTCAACCTCAACTCCGGCGCATCCCTGGTGGCTACGAAGCCGCGTCTGTTCCGCCTCTGCCTCGTCGGGCATGACGGCCATCGCGCTTGAGCGGTGCCCGTCGGCAAACGGGTTGGTCTTGTGGTGGCGCTCACGCGGCCGGTACATCGCGGCTATACTGAACTGCGCGGTCTTGCCGCACTCTTCACACTTGACGGTGTTGGGGCGATCCATTGTAAACCCAAACCAGTCCGTCGCATGGCCGCACGTCGCGCATTCGTAGCTGTATTCTGGCATGTTAGTCTAGATCCTGGCCGGCGCTGTCAACAATCTGAATCTGGCCGAACCGCATGTTACTGAGAACGTCGGTCTTGGCGTCGAACTCCACGCCAACGGAAATGAACTCGATGGCCCTCTGGTCAAGGCCTTTGCCAGTCACGTAGGCGTTCGCCAAGCGCTCGCGGCAGAACGTGAACCGGCCCGCGACAAGGCTGCTGTCGGGGTATCTCCACTCGGCATAGTTCGTCGCGTCAGTCCCCAAGCGGACCCACGCATAGTCGATAGCCGCGACGGACGAGACTTCGACCATCCAGGCGATGAAGTCCTGCGGCGCGAAGGCTGCGCCCAGCCGGCGAGACGCGAGCGATCCGTAGATGGCGGCCGACTTCGAGGTCGTTCCCCCATTCGCCTTGTTAAACTGAATCGCGCCACGCCCAAACGGGCGCACGGGACTCTGAACAAGGCCCGTGGTGTTCGCGTCAAGCGCGGTCCAGTTCGTCACCAGCGTCATGGGCGCGAGAACGGCTTTTTGACTGCTCATGGTTTTCTACCTCAAGAGTTGTGCGGCTACTGGGGTGGTTGAAAGGTATGCCCACGCCACGACGAGGACAAGCGCCCCGCCTATGATTGCGGCAACTATCAGTTGGGCTATGCCGCGAAGTGTCACAGTTCGCATAACTCGGTGTTCTTCCTGGTGTTCATGCACTCGGTCTTTCAGTTCCAAGACCGTCTGGCACGGCTGCGTCGGTTGTGTCGCTTCCAATCTTATTACCCTATCTCTGATTTCTGTGCAGACTTTATAAAGACCCCTCACATCATCCGTCATGGACATCAGTTACTCCCGCCGTTAGGCGTTTGAGGCGCGCCGGTGTTTCCGCCACCGCCGGACATCATGGACGCGGCAAGCGATGCGTCTGCCCCGCGCTGTGTCGTACCAGACACGCTGGTACGAAGATATTCCCGGCGTGAGGTGTTTGGCTTCCCGGGGTGCGTGTCGCTTGCCTCGGTAGGCACGTTCCCTATCTCGGTGATAAGATGGCCCAGCTCGGAGACAGCCAGCTTGTCCGCGAACAGGCTCATCAGGTAGTCGGTGTTGAGTCCCTGGCCCTGGCTCTGCATGTACGCGAGGAGCGGGGCGACAATCTCAAGGACGATGCCCTTGATCTCCATAGCCTCCTGCCGCGGCGTCTGCGGAAGCATGGAATAGGGCTGCACGTCGAACGTGTAGTCTGTGTACTGGCCCAAGCGGTTCCATGGCGCCATCGTCTGGGGTATGGAAATGCCCATTCCGGCTAGCTCGTGAAGGACGCGGGTGACGCGCAAGGGGTCTCTCCAGTTGTACCACGCGCATTTCTCAATCACGACGCGGGCGTGATTGGTCACGGCGGACCGCATGTCGTCGAGCATGATGTTGTTGCTGTTCTGCAACATCTGCTCCTGGCCCACGGTATCCGTCTGCGCGCCCAGGCCGCCGAGTAGCGCAATGTTGCCCATCTGAAGGTCAAGCTGTTGCCCAAGCCAGATGGCGTAGGTGTAGTTCTCGACTGCGATACCACCGTAGGACACGACGCTCGCGCCATTCGGATTATCCAGCAAGGCGGCCTCACCGTCGTTTGCGTTTGTGACGGTCGCTACGTCGCCCTTTTCGCCGCGCTGGCCGACCAGAATGGACTTCTGCCGTTGCGCCTGCCGCGTCAGCTTCCGAATCAGCCCGGCGAAGGCGTCGTCCGCGTCAAACCAGTTCACCGCCGGGGCCAAGGGCATAAGGTTATCGGGGAGCGGGGTGAAGTAGAGCATATCAATCGGGCCGGTCTCTGGCCCTTCCCACTCTTGGATGCGTACAAGCGGCCCATTGTTCGCGCCAAGGTGAAGGATAACCCGGTCTTTGGGAATAAAGAGTTCGAGGATGCGGACGCGGGGGAATAGCGCCGTGTCATTGATCGACGCGGGGCGGGATGCGGCTGACGCCTCTTCGGAAAGATTGTTGTCCGTCCCACCGGTATTTTTGAGTTCCTGCAAACCCTCGCTATCGTACCTGGTGTCGCGGTCGATGGTCTCTTTGTCGTGGTCCACGTAGTCGCCCGCGTATTGCATTCGAGGCCACACGGTAGCACTCATATCCACTACCATCTGGTCGGGTGAGATACGCCCAGTGTATGTCTCAGACCCAGAAATCTCCTCACCTTCATGCTTGAATGTTTTCCCGCTGGCCGTCGTCCCCGTCTTGGTAAACCCGGCGAGGAAGATGGCGTCGCCTACAACCTCTTGCATGGTGGCCTGAAACTTGGTGTCGCGCAGGAACTTTGCCATATCGAGCGTCATGCCGGCCGCGGCCGGTGACAACTCGGGTAGTTCGCTCTTTATCACAACCGCGGGGTTGCGCGCGGCAAGAAGGCGTGAGTAGATCGTGTACGCCTGTTGGAGCTTGTTCAGGAAGCGAACCTGGCTCTCCGACCCCGACCCGTAGCGTTTGCCCCCACACCTGACAATCGCCTTCTTGCGGAAGTCGAGGAACGGTTTCATCGCCTTGCGGCTCGCGTCTATGGAGCGCCACAAGCGGCTGATGAACTGTTCGTCGCCGTAACGTCTAACACGTCCGCTTAGTTGGTCCACGGGTCTTCCTCGTCTTGCTGCTTCTCCCATACTCGGCGGCGGCCAGCAGCGCTTGAGGCCGGAATGACCACCTCTTCTTCTTCAATCACAGGCTCGGCGCGGCGCATACCCCACCACATGAGCGCGTCGGCTACAACACGGTCGCCGTGGTTCTCGCCTACGTCGCTCATGTTCACCGTAGACCTGGCGCCCGAATGCTCTATCGACTGGCTCTTGGTATGGACGTACTGCATGGCCTCTTGGTAGGTCTCGCGGCTCGGGATAATCACGTCCTCTTCAGCCATGGCTCGGCGGAACTCGCTGAACAAGCTGTTCTTCGATTCCTTGCCCGTATGAAACCCCGGTATGTCGCTCTGGGCCCTCGACAAAGCCGTCTCAGCCGTCCGGTAGTACAAATGCCGGTACCCAAGCTGCACTATCCGGTCAATCAAACCGCGCCCAGGGCCGTTCGACTCGGGGACAAGACGCGCATTGTTGAACCATAGGCCCAGGGCGACGACGGCGGTACCAAACTCATCGGGCCTCATCCGGTTGGTTGCGAACTCTGCAACCTTCTTGCCTCTCGTCAAATTGCCAACCGAGGCCACCGAATTACTCGCCCCGGTCCCTTGCGCCGTGTCTATGCCGATTACAAACTGGTCTTCCCTGTCCCAGTGGCCTTCGTCGTCAAGGCTGTCCCACAGGCGTAGCAAGCCCTCTCCGTCGTCGCTGGCCTCAAACCCCACATACGCGCCGGTCATAAGGTCGTAGTCAAGCGCGCCCACCTGATTCGGTGAGCACCCGTGCTTGGCCTCCAATGACTCAAGTACCGGCGTCTTGAAGTAGGTGAAGTCCGACCCCAAGAAGTCCATGTCAAGCTCTTGCTTGATGATCTCCGGCATGGGGGCGCGGTCTACTTCAATGTCATACCACGGGGAACGCAGCCCATCGTAAAACCCGCCCTCTTCGTCGTTACGGAACGGGTACCCCGGATGCTGGTCGTGCCACTTATGGTCAATAATCTCGGTATCGCCGTCCGGCAACTGGCGGTAGAGCCCCACATTCTGCTCAGGGTTGTCTGACCAGTGCATCGTGAGAAGCTCAATCTTGGGGTTATGGACGTTCTTCGCGTATGCGTTCGCCATGCCCCGCGGCGTACTTATGGTCAGCCGCGTATTCGTCACCGATTGCGTCTCAAACTGCGCCTGCGACGCCACGGCGTCCGGCCACTTGCCATACTCGTCAAGAATGACCATCAGCCGCCGGCCGCCAGTACCCAACGTCCCAGTCGTCGCCGTCCCGTCTATCGTCGATTGCGTCTCGTGGTTGATAAAGTGAAGGTGTGTCTTGCCCCACGGCCCCGTAAGCCACTTCGGTAAATGCGTTAGCGCAAAGTTCACCTTCCAGAACAACGAGTCCACGTTGTCCGTCGAATCAACTATCCGCTCGTTGTATGACGCATACAGAAAAGACTGCCGCTCGAAGAACAGGAATCGCCACGTCGGCACATAGCACGCCATGTACGTCGCGCCCTGCTTGCGGCTCTTTGATCCCGTCAAGTCATACCGGCCACACGCATCATTGATCCGCAAGATCGCGGTGTCCTGAAACGGATACGTGATGAACGGCAACACCAGCCCCGTGTCGCCGCAGTAGACGTAGAAAAACGCATTCATCGTGAACAATACGTCGTCACGACACATGGCCCGGAGCTGCGCGGCGTCACGCTTGCTCTCGCTCCCCATCCGTATCAGCTTCCGCCGAAACTTCAGGTTCGCTTCCAACGTCTTCGGTACCAAATGGTAGTACGGCGTCTGCTGCCGCTTTTCCCACCCGGTCGATGAACGTGCCAAGAGCTTTGCCATCGTCTTCTCGGTTGTACAACTGCTCCAATTGGGTCTTCGTCGGCATGAGCTTCCCGCCAAACTGATCGACGAAGTTATCGCGGCCCTGCGGGGTTGCACATCGGTTCCAATACGTCCACTGCAACAAGTCCTTACACTTCCGGGGGTCCGGCTTGATGTACGCATGGCACAATGCAAATGTGGCCGCCCCAACGTGGTCGTTGCTGTCAGGCAACTTCCCCAACTCAGCGTCAATATCAACAGCAACCTTCCCAGGCTCGCGGCTCGGCCCCTCCGGCTCGTCCTGCATCCCAATGGCCCAATTGACGCACTCATACGCCGCACGGTTCCCCGCCGGCAAAGGCGCGCCATTCGCAAACGCAATTGCTTTCCTGACTTCCTCATAGGCCTTATACGCCTTGAATCGCCTCAGCTTCGCCACCTGTGTCTTCGTCAAACTCCAAATACTTACTCGCTTTCCCACGCTCTTCCCTCTTCCCTGTAACCGCGTCAGTCACAGCGTAACCCTAGCGGTCACACTATTACTATGCCCCCCTTTTCAAACTTTGTCAAGAAGAATCTTTTGACATCAACACTTTTTCAGGATATCATAACCCCCATGCGCGCCGTCCTGACCAACCGATGCTCGGCTGCACCCTGAGGCTCCCCTGAAGCCACAGACGAACGCCTTGAGCGTCAACCCCCGGTCGGGACGGCGCGCTCTCCCTCAAAACCGAAAGGGCTTACCATGGATAAACACGATACCGCCGCAACCGAGGACGAAGACGAGATGGCTTTCTGGGCCGATGAAATCGCAGAAGAAGAGACTGACTACCAAATATGCGCCATGCGCGGAACGCTCACATCCCGCGGATGGCCTGAACACCCACCAAAGTTCCCTGGGACCAGCGACAAAAACCTCAGCCCGGGATTTGACGAATTTATCGCCCACATGAAGGCGCTCTGCGATCAGCCCAGCCCTTTTTCCATGATGGGTGGACTCGATTTTTGGATTCAGAAGCCCGCCAGACAACGACTGATACAAGAAACAACAGAAAGGGAACACATGATGAGTGAACGTGACAGCACTTCCAAATCCATCCTGACCGCTGACCTGTACGTCAGCGCCGCCCACAAGCGGCTCGACGCCGCCTGCGACGCCGTTGACAAAGCCACATTTGAGCGCAAAGTTGCCCAGGTGGCCCTGGTCGAAGCCCGGCGGCAGCGTGACGCCATCGTCGCCGCGGTCTATCCCGTAGGATCTAAAGTAACTTGGGTTGATGGCACTGATCGCCGCACATCAACCGTCGTGGATGTGTCTGGGCCGGTTTGTTGTGTCAGAGCCCGAGGCGAACTCTCAACCCACTGCCTAAACGCTATCTGTATTGTCAGCTCCACACCGCCACCGAACAAGTAGTGGCAAGAAACAACAGATTGGAAAAATAACAATGTGGTTATTCCTGGTCATCTTAGCAGCCTGGATACTTTTAATACCCTCGCGTGTGCAGCAGCAACGACTATCAAAAAGCGCCCAGC